AAATTTATTAAATTTAAATTTATTAGAAACTAGAGTAGCCCAATGTTTTTTAGATTCTATACCTTCTCCGTAAGTATAGCTACATCCGTAAAATCCTAAATTTGAACGTTTAGCTTTTTGACGCCAAATGTCTCTAAATCCGTATTGATTAGTAGTGTATGTCCAAGGATCGCTATTAAAGTTTTTTTCTTCTTCCTCACGTATATACGGATACTCCCAATTTAACGTATCTTCAGGAATATTAAATTTTCTTTTTAAATTGTCTGCAAGAGATTTATGAAAGTGACCATACTCTTTTAATTCCTCAAGAGTATTAATATTATAAGGTGACAAAAAAATTGGATCTAATTGTCCGTTGGATATAGTACCACTATCGTAATGTCCGTCGTTAATTTCATCTAAATCACTCATGCAGTATATTTATAAATGTTATTTAAGTAGACCATAAAAAAAGGAGCCGAAGCTCCCTTTAATAATATTAATATGACAAACTTAGTTTTTAGCCTATGCCGCCACCGCCAGTAACTAGACTATTAAGAGTTCTACCTACTGATGTTCCAATGCCGCCACCTTGTGACTGAATTGCGTTATCATAACGTATGCTTAATGCTATTGTAACTGGCTCGTTAGCACTGTATGCTAATGTATTGTAGTTTGCATTTTGTACAAAGCAACCATATAATTCAAATGTATCTAATACGTTTGGAGTATTTGCTCCGTTGCCGCCGTCGAGTATTTCAATTCTAGTTACAAACTTGTAGTCAATACCTGATGCCGCACCTGACTGCTCAAAGAAGTCAAACTGTTTCTGTAACTGTTCGCCAACAAGTTTTTGTACATTGTTGTTTACATCTTCACGCAAGTTAAGTGTAACCGGATCCCATGCATGCTTACCTGCTAGGTATGCTCTACTATTGTAAACTGGGATTTCAATTTCCTCAAAGTTTACAACTGGTCTTGTTACATCAATTACCTGTTTTGTTAGTTCTGTTGTTGGTGTTGATACACCAAAGTTCTCAAGTGTTACTCTAAAGCGATATTGTAACTTCGGCATCAACAAACCTTGTGTTGATGATGAAGTATCACTTGCTAGAGGTACTGTAATTTTTGAGAGTGTTGAGATTGCCATATTATAACTCCTGTTGCTAGTATTTATCTTTTAATGGAGGCTATTTCTAGCCCCCATTTTTAAGAATTTAAAGACCTGCAATTTCTCCTGTATTCTTAAGTCTAAGTGGAATGTATATGAATTCCACAGCCTTAACTGGTTCAATTGCTATATCTAAGTATAGTTCGTTTTTATCTATTCTACTTGGTGTGTTGTTTGATTCATCACATACAACTAGATAGTCATATAACGCTCTTGATCCAACAAGTTCTAAGCACAAGCTCTCTGCGGCTTGTTTAATCTCATCTCTTGTTATCTTATCATTTGGTTCAAAGATATAAGGTTTAGCAAGTTTGTTAAGTTGACTACGCATATACACAACTAGTCTTGCAACGTTAATTCTATCTAAAGAACTAGCATTTTTAGCTCTAGTTTTCTGTCCAAATGCAACTAATCCAGCACCTGTCATAAACGTAATTGGATTAACTTTGATACCTTGTAGTGTATCACGTTGTCCTTCGTTTAGTGCTATTGAATTAAATTCGCCTTCGTTATCAATATAGCCTGTTGCTGTTGCGTTAGTAATGCCTCCTCGTCTTGTACCTGCTGGTGCAAACCATGGATAGCTAACTTGGTCACTAAGTGCAATAGTTCTTAGCATCATATGACTTGGTGGAATAACAACGTTATTACCAGCATTATCACTACTAAAGCCCCATGGATAATAAACACCTAAGTATTCATCACTTGTTACAAGTCCGTTAGCATTATCTTCTACTGCTAGATTTACGTTAGTTCCCCACTCATTAAGTGAAGTAGCATCTGGTGTTAGTTTTGGTGGACTATCACCTAGTACAAACGCTGTTAATCCTCTGTCAGTATTCAGTGTAACCATTTCACCAATTAGCTCTGGATAGCCCGGAGTAGCAATTACATTAAAGATTCTTGATTCATCATCTCTAATTGCATCGTTACTATTAAGCATTGCTTGTAGACTTTGGATAACAACTTTACGCTGTGCGCCTTGTCCGAAGCTTCCTTTGCCGTCTGCTTGGTTTGCTGATTCTGTAACCCAACGATGTGTATAATAACTTGTCATTGCTTCGTCTGAGTTAAATCTTTTGTTAACTGCATTTGTATCAATATAATTGCGTACAAATTTCTTAACATTAAATCCGCTTCTACGTAGGTTAAACAACATCATACCTTTTGGATAAAGTGCTGGATCTGGTGCATCTGGATCTAAGTAGTTATTTGTTAATAACTCAATAATAGTTCCTGCTACATCACTAGTAGCACCTGCTAATCCCCAACGTGCATCTGCATAAAGTATACCATCTTCAGTAGTTTGATCTGAACTGTCAACTAATACCCATTTAACTAATGCTGAACTCCATTTGTAAATTGTTGGATAGTCATCTAATGAAGCTGTTGACACCCAAATGTCGCCATTTACTAGTGCAGTTCCGTCTGACTGTCCTGTTGCCGCTAATGGTGCTGTTGCACTTACAATAGGTCCTGCTGGACTTGTTTGTGCAGTTGCACTAGCACTATAGTATGGGCTAGATGAATCTAAGTATCCAACCCAAGTAGTACCATTGTGTACCATAATATCGCACTCATCAGTAATTGAATTGTACCATAATGTATTATCAGCCGCTAATGCTGTTGGTGCTGTAGTTGATGCTGTGTATGTTAATACTTTCCAGTTTGAAGCAACAAAGTCATTTGTTGTATCACCAGCTGGTGCAGTGTACAAGTTAGTTGTGCCACTGTTTGCATTTACATATGCACTAAAGCCCATTCCAGCAAATGCTGTTCCTGTTGCATCTTCGATTCTAAAATCACCGCCTTTAGAGTGTGAAATAACAACTCTATTTTGTGCATCAACAGTCGCACTAACATTTGTTAGTCCTGCCGCATTAATTGAGTTTGCAACTACTTCAGCATCTGTTGCCGCACCTGTTGTTGTTCCACTACATGAAACTTGTGCTGACATAGCCGCATTACCAACTATTGATTCTGAAATTTTAATTACATAACTCTCACTTGCCATGCCTGTTGTAATTATGCCACTAGTAATAGTAGTTGCACCTGTTGCCGCTCTTTTATAAATTTTAAAATCGCCTGCTGTTACAGTTGCTTCACCGTCGTTAGCTTTAATATAAAGCTGACTCATTGCTAGTCCTGAACCACCTAATGTCTTATCTAAGTTGTAAAGTGCTTCTTGTGGAGTGTTGTATATTGGCGCGGCGCTAGTATCCCATAACTTAGTTGCGTCATTCCAAACTTTAACTTTCCAATTTGCACCCTTATTAGGCTGTGTTGTTTTAATCCAAAGACTACCTGATGGACGTGGATTAGTATCACCGCTTTTATATTCTGGAACACTTGTATGTGGTGCTGTAGTTAGTACTGGTGCATAATAAGTTCCTGCTGTTAGTCCAGCTTCGGCTAATGCGCCTGTGCCTTCTGCAAGTACAACGTTTGCTCCTGTGCTAAAGATTGTTACTACACCGTCGATTGCCGCCGCTGTAATACCACTAATTGCCGCAGTATTAATATCACCAACTAAAGAAGCTGATGTAGTACTGGATGATGTTACAGTAGTCGAGTTAATAACTAATGTGTTATTTTGGGTAATAGTTGGATTTGAACTACCTGCTACTGTACCGTGGCTTGCTTTCCAAGCTGTTGTACCGGCTTGTACCCAAGTACCTAAATAGTTTTTGTAGTACAATTTGTTAAGTGTAGTTGTTGCAACTATTGCATAATCACCTATTGCGCCTACTGATCCTTTAGGTGCTCCGCCTGTTACTTTAGTTGCATCAGTAATTACTGTTGGAACTTTATTAGTAAAGCTCTGGCCGCCTGTCTTATCTGCCGCCGCAGAGTTCCATGCAAAGATACCAAATATTGATGTTGCTGTATCAAACCAATATGTGCCCGCCGCTGGATTTGCTGTAGGAGCAGTTGCCGTTGCAGTTAATGCATCTAGGTCAATTGCCGCTCTAGTTACGTAAGCTCTGTTACTTACGCCTAATAAACTATACGCCGCTTGTAAACCATATTCGTTAAGTTCACCTGCGTGTATTGGATTATTATTTGTATCTGTTTTAAAACTTGGTTCACCAAAAGTTTCTACTAAATCACGCTGTGATGTAATTAAGTAAGGTTTGCCTGCGTTAGCAAGCAAGGTACCTGGTGCGGTACCTGTTCCTGCGCCATTCGTTTTATCTTGGGCGGAGGCTACAAAAATCATTGGTACGGTGCCTGGTTCAGCTGGGGTATAGAACGATTCGTCTATTACCTTAACCTCAACACCTGGGGATGATAACGCCATTTTATTTTTCTCCTAATAAGTCTTAGTAAAGTGTTCACTATTATTTATATGAAATTGAAAATATTACCTTTAGATACCACTAAAAAAAGGGGTGGAAAAGGTGAGGTAAATACAATATGAGACCATTATGCGTATGTAGGCAAAGACCTGCGGCAATAAATTATAAAAAAGACGGAAGAACGTACTATAGACGGCTATGCGAAGTGTGTTTGCGTCATGGTGTTAAGCACGGTATTCCTAAATGGAAGCAAGCTGGTTATGTGAAGAAAGATAACTGTGAGAAATGTAATTATACTAGTTCACACCCTGAACAGTTTAATGTGTTTCATATAGACGGTGACTTAAACAATTCTTCGTTTACTAACTTAAAAACAGTATGTGCAAACTGTCAGCGTATTATACAGAAGACTGGGGTAAAATGGAAGCAAGGTGACTTGCTACCAGATTTTTAAGATAGTCCATACTTTGGTCATTATTAATAACAGCATCATGATTAATACTACACCATTTGTATTCTGATTCGTGTACATCAGTTGGTACTTGACCAATATCTTCGTATATACGTAACCACATAGGATCGGTACCACGTCTAACTCTCCAGACTTGCCCACCTAATTCAGCTATCATGTTGCCTTCGTTTGGGAATCTTACATCCGGAATCACATAGTTTTTGTGTGGGTTTTGTATTAGTGTATTCTTAATCATACTAACCCAAACTCCATCGTAGAATCCTTTACGCATACAGTCAGTACCAAACTCTTGTAACACTAGTCTAGGAGTAATATTTCTACCAGTTTCGTTAGACCAAAACGTATCCTTTTGTTCTCGCCATGTCCTACTTTCTTCGGTAATGCCTTCAAGTAGCTGTCTGTCCCAGTCAAACATATGTGCTACAGCATCTTTAAGTTTATCTGCAAAAGAAAGTTTTTCAAAGTTGTGATGTTCTACTAAAATGTCACCAACAGTACCTTTTCCACCGCCGATAAGACCACATACTCCAATAATCATATTTTTTCCTATAAAGTTATTTGTTCTGATCCATATCCTATTTCGCCTTTAGCAAAACAGTTAAATGCTATTCCGTATCTATCTTTTTTAGTGTTAACACGATGTACTGTATGTTCTAAATGAGATGGAAATAATAATATATCTCCTGGAAGAGGATTTAATGTAAATTCTTGTATATTATATTGATTGTAATTTTTCTTTTTAAATGTTAAAGGTACACTATTATGAAATAAGTTTGGATACATATATGCTTTTTCAAAAGTTATAGGTGCTGTAGTATCATCAGTATCTATATAATAAACTCCGCTTATCATTGAACCTGCATGTCCGTGTTTTACAATATCAGCATCGCCAGACTGTATTTTATTAATCCAGCTTGCTTGTATTTCAAAGTTAATATGATCTTCTATATCAAGCACTTCATGAGCAAAGTAGTCAATACAATTTTGTATTTGATCTTTAAGTTTTCTAAGTTTTTTATTATGTAGTATATGCATACCCTGCTTATGTTTTGGCAAATGATCTTCGCTACCGTCATGTCCTACTGCTTGGCTTGGATAAATTAAATTTTTAATCCAAGCCATAGTAATAACATCAAGCTGACCTATATTAGTTTGAAATAATGGAATAGAAAATAATGGAATTACTTGGTGTTTCATAGTTTTATTTGTGACGTCCCTGCACCAACGTGTCCTCTAGCAAATAGATTAAATGCTAGGCTATAACGTTCTGATGGTGTTTGATTTTGTGTTACCATGTGTTCGACATGCGACGGAAATATAACAAGGTCGCCACTAACCGGTTCAATCGAAAACAAATCTAAATTATATTGATTTAATACATCGTCTTTATAATCAACTCTAACTGTATCGTGAAATAAATTATAATATAGATGCGAACGCTGAAATTGTATTGCGCCTGCTCCTGGTTCATTTTGGATATAATACACTGCACTTAGCATAGCATTTGAATGCCAATGTAATGTATTATGTTCGCCTGCACGATGTCTATTAATCCAACTATTTTGTATTTCAAAATTAACATCGTCTTTGATGCCTAATTCAGTGTGTACAAAAAAGTCACAAACTTCTTTTAATTTTGTTTTTAACTTTTTAAATTTTGGTTGATCTAATATATACTTGTCATCAGTATGATCGTGTCCAGAAGCTTCGTGTGGATACTCTAAATTTTTAACCCAAGCCATAGTAATAGGATCAGGCTTACCTATGTTTGTTTTAAATAGTGGAACTGACCACATTGGTGTTGTTATATACTGCATACTTACATTATATAACTGTTTTAATGTATTGTCAAGTAGTTTTTTGGCTTAACCTATAGTAAATCCGTAACCTGTGCCGCCGGCAACAGCTAGTGACACTTCGTTTTCTAATTTTTCCATCTCAGCTTGTGCTTCAGCTTTTAATGTATCACCGTTTAGTTGTGATCCACCTTGTGGTCCAGCAATAGTTGCAAATTTTGACCTTGCTTCGCCTAACATAAACTTACATGTAGCAAGAGTATAACTTTTAAGCCAATCAATTGCTAAGTAATCTGACAGTAAAGCCTCGTCGGGTCTGTAATTGTATGCGTATAACATCAAAGTTTCTTCGCCTCTAGGTCGTTGTAATAAAGTAAGTTCTTTTGATACACTATTCCATTTAAACTCAATAAAGCTACCAAACATACGTCCTACTAATTCTTGATATTGACTAAACATATCATATGTTGCAAGTCCACCAATATTAGTACTAGACAATAAGTAGGTATTAGTATAGGCTAAGTTAAACGGTTCAAATATACTTCCGCCGTCTCCACTGCCTGATCTTGATCCAACAGTCCTACGGAATATCTTTCTAACTTCCATAACTTCGTTTGGAAGAATGTAACTATTTTGATCTACAACTGTTTTTAAAAACAAATATGACTCTTCTGCTGAATGATCACTCCTTTGACGGTATCTTGTTAATGCTTTTGTTAATGCAGTTTCGTAATGTATAGGATCTAACTCTACATCAACCATTCCACCGCCTAACATAGCATGAACATAGTCAAATACTTCTTGTTTCTTTGTTGTTGTGTTTGCCATATTAAATAATCTCCAATAGTATTTATCGTAACGATAAATATGTGTATGCCAAGACTATCATTATACAAACCAGAAAAGGGCAAGGACTACACGTTTTTAGACAAACAGATCCTTGAGATGTTTACTGTAGGAGGAACCGACGTATATGTTCACAAATACCTCGGACCCGAAAATACAGAAACTGCTGATGCAACTGCCGATCAGCCCAATTACAGTGGCGGAGTTACAGCATCTAATATACAAGATATGCTATTTTTAGAAAACAGAGATCGTAAGTATGATACTTCTGTATACGAAATGCGGGGTATATATAATGTACAAGATGTAGATTTTGATCTTAGTCAATTTGGGCTATTTTTACAAAACGATACATTGTTTATGACTGTTCATATTAACAGTAGTGTAAAAACTATAGGTAGAAAACTTATGAATGGTGATGTTATAGAATTGCCTCATTTAAAAGACGAATATGCACTTGATGATAATACAATGGCATTAAAAAGATTCTATGTTATAGATGATATTAACAGAGCCGCTGAAGGATTTACGCCTACGTGGTATCCACACTTATATCGTTTGAAGTTAAAATCATTAGTAGATAGCCAAGAGTTTAAAGAAGTATTAAGTTTGCCTGCAGAAGAAGGCTCAAATACTACTTTAAGAGATCTACTTAGCACATATGAAACAGAGATGCAAATTAATAATGCAGTGGTTGCACAAGCCGAATCAGATGCGGCAAAGAGTGGTTACGATATTAGTCATTACTATACTTTAGCTACTAATGCGGACGGCAGTGTTGCATTACAAACTGCTGATGAAACTGATTTTGATGCAAGTAATATTACTATTAGTGCAGACGAAGTAGCCGATAGACCTTCTAGAGATGGATATCAAGGATACTTATTAGGCACAGGAGAAGCTCCAAATGGTGCCGCTTTTGGTCAGGGTATTACCTTTCCAACAACTAGAATTACAGGTGATTACTTTTTAAGAACAGATATGTTACCAAAAAGATTATTTAAATATGACGGTACTAGATGGCTAAAAGTACAAGACGATGTTCGTGTTACACTATCTAATACTAATACACGTACTACACAAAAAGGTTCCTTTATTAACAACACAGCTTCAAGTCAAATTGGTGGCGAAACAGTACCTGAACGCCAAGGCTTATCAAAAGCACTTAGACCAAAGGCAGATAACTAATGAGTCAACATTTTTACGATGGACAAGTAAGACGCTATATCACACAACTAGTAAGGATGTTTAGTAATTATTCTTACAAGGACGGTAAAGGAGCAGAAACAGTTATTCCAGTATTGTACGGAGATTTAACTAGACAAGTTGCTAATATTATTAAAGGCAACAGCGAGAACAAAATTCCTAGTGCGCCTCGTATGGCGTTATATATTTCAGGACTAGCATTGGATAGAGATAGAACTGCTGATCAAAGTTATGTGAGTAAAGTTAATGTAAGAGAAAAAGCATACGACACTTCAGGCCAAGAATATTTAAATTTTGAAGGCAAAAATTATACAGTTGAAAGATTAATGCCAACACCTTATATGTTAACTGTTAACTTAGATATTTGGTCTACAAATACAGATCAAAAATTACAAATACTAGAACAAATACTAATGCTGTTTAATCCTAGTTTAGAATTACAAACTACAGATAATTATATTGATTGGACAAGTTTATCAGTAGTAACATTAGACAATGTTAACTTTAGTTCTCGAGCTATACCAGTAGGTATTGATGATCAAATAGACGTTGCAACACTTACATTTACAACACCTATATGGATTTCACCGCCAGTAAAAGTTAAACGCTTAGGTGTTATTGCAAATATTATTACTAGTATATTTGACGAATCACAAGGTACTGTAGAATTAGGATTATCTACTCCTCTTATTAATGCATTTGATGACTCAGCTGTACCAGGAACCTCAGATAAAAATAAGAGTAGAGGTATATCAACTACAGCTACACCACATGTTGTTACAACAAATTATCAAGGATATGACTTATTTGTTAACGGAACAGTTGTTGAATTATCAGATAAAGGCAAAATAGGACAAACTAGTTGGAAAAATATAATTGATACACATCCAGGACAGTATCAAGCTGGTATTAGTCGCATATATCTTACTAAGATAGATACAAGTAGTTCGATAACAGGCACTTTTGCTGTTAATGAATTAGATGATACACAGATTGTTGTTAACTGGGATACTGATAGTTTTCCTGCTAATACTATCATTAGCAGTCCGGATAGATCTAATAGTTCCCTAACATCAGTTGATTATATTATTGATCCTACTAAAACATTCCCTGCAAGCAAAACACAAGGAACAAGAGTGTTATTACTTGGACCAATAGGTGCTACTGGAAATACAGACGGTGCAGATGCTTGGAAAAATTTAGATAATTCAGATGTAGTTGCAAGTGAAAATGATATTATTGAATGGAGTGGAAGTGCATGGAGTGTAATATTTGATGCATCGGCTACAGTCAATAACACAACAGTAACATATATTACTAACTTAAACACTGGGGTACAATACCGTTGGAATGGTGAAGAATGGCTACTTAGTGTTGAAGGATTATATCCACAAGGAACTTGGAGAGTAGCACTTAACGGATAACTATTTTTATGAGCGAAATAGTTTGCAGTGGTGCCTTATTTTATAGTCTAAAAACAAAAAGATTTCTCTTTTTGCATCGACGTAATGGCAAACATAATAATCTATGGGGCCTTGTTGGTGGCACTAACGAAGGTAGTGAGACACCTTGGGAAGGACTACAAAGAGAAATTACCGAAGAAATTGGCGAGTTACCTAGTATTACTAAAACAATGCCTTTAGAAACTTTTGTATCTACTGATAGCAAATTCCAATTCCATACATATCTATGTGTAGTAGAAGACGAATTTATTCCGCACTTAAATGAAGAACATGATGGATATGCTTGGGTTAGTTTTGGACACTGGCCAAAACCTCTACATCATGGATTACGTAATACACTTCAAAGTAAAATTAATTTAAACAAACTACAAACAGTATTTCAAGTAATAGATTTACTTGACAAATCTTAAATAATCAGGTATAATAAAGCTATGAAAGTTTTAGTCTTTGGTGATGTAATAATTGACAAGTATATTTACGGTACTAGTACACGTATTAGTCCTGAAGCACCTGTGCCTATAGTTAACATTGAACAAGTTTCAACGTCTTTAGGTGGAGCTGGACTTGTACACGAAAACCTAAAGAGTCTAGGCGTAGATGTTACGCTATTACAAACAGAACAACCTCGAAGTATTAAAACTAGAATTATATCTGATGGGCATTATATCACACGGTTAGACGAAGATGAAAACGCAGATTCAAATGCAGTATTATCTAATGTATTACGTAGTGATTTTTCACAATACGATTATGTTATATTAAGCGATTATGACAAAGGTGTATTAGATAATGCAAAACAAATTATTGCACATATAAACAGTCAAGGACCTAAAGTAATTGTAGATCCAAAACGTTACGCACATGACTACGAAGGTGCTTGGCTAGTTAAACCTAACCATAACGAATACACTAAGTTTGAATTTGACGAATGGAAAGATAATATTATTACTACTGACGCTGGACATAGTGTACGTGCTACAATAGATAATGTTGAATATAACATTCCTGTAGAAACAGTTGAAGTATCAGATGTTACTGGTGCAGGTGATTGTTTTATGGCCGCATTTGTTTATGGTCTTACAAGAGGGTACACACATAAAAAATGTTTAGAAATTGCAGTTAAGGGATCAACAGAAAGTGTAAAACATGCAGGCACATACATACTTAAACAAGAAGATGTAGAAGATACTGTAGTGTTTACCAATGGTGTATTTGATATATTACACGTTGGCCATTTAAAATTACTAAATTATGCCAAAACGCTTGGAAATAGACTTATAGTGGGTATTAACAGCGATTCTAGTGTTAAGAGATTAAAAGGCGATTTAAGACCCATAAACGATCAAGACACCCGCAAGGAAAGCCTCTTAGAGCTTGGTTTTGTAGACGATGTTATTGTATTTGAAGAAGATACTCCGTTGGAAGCAATCACCAAATTAGAGCCAGATATTATAGTAAAAGGCGGCGACTATACATTTGACACTGTAGTAGGTAATCATCTTGCTAAGATTGTTATTTTTCCTATAGTCGAAGGGCATAGTACAACAAGGATAATAGATGAAAATCATAGATAACGCACTACCTACTAACGAGTTTAAAGAGTTAAATGATATTATGTACGGCGAAATGTTTCCTTGGTTTTACAAATCAAAAGTTGTAGATGATAAAGATAAATCTAAAGACACCGATGATTATCAGTTTCAGTTTGTACACAACATACATGAAAATTTTGGGCCTACTACTAGCGACAATATATTTAATTTAATGTATAGATTTTTTAACATTTTACAACCATGTCAATTAATTAGAATTAAAGCAAACTTATTACCAAGAGCTACTAAAATTATAGAACATGGATATCACACCGATACACATGTTTGGCCGGCACTTACTGCTATCTATTACTTAAATACAAACGATGGCGAAACTAGGTTTGAAAGCAAAGAAATAA